TCCTTATAATTTCTTAATTTCATTAATGCCCATCCTCTTACATATTCATCATCGTCTTTTGTATATAAAAGCATTTTAGCTTTTGATTCATTCATTTCTTTAAATTTTTTAAGTCTCTCATATAGTAAATGATTAACATTATAAATCATAAAATCTATAAGCTTGAGATTTAAAATAGAAAAGAAAATTCTAAATTGTGGATTATGATCTCTTTTATATAATTCTAAAACAATATTAAAATCGATAAAATCAATTCCATCTTTCCAGCTTCTATAAAAATTGCCACTACAAAAGTCTAGTGCATAATTTTTATTTAATTTAAATGAAAATGCTAACCAAAACATTTTACCCCCTTTTATAATCTAACATATCTAGGAATTTTTCAAGATTAAAATCTCCATGATAATAAGCATATGCTAGTTCTTCATAATTGATATTAGCATAATCTATACCCTTCCTATCGATATATTTTTCTTGATGTGTTTGCAAATATTCTACAATATCCTCATTATCCATTTCATCTAAAATATCATAAGGATCGACTTCTGCTTGAATTTCGACTGTTTGATGCTTAATCATTTTTAACTCCTTTTATAAGATAAATTTTATCATATAATTTATTTGTAAAAAATGGTTCCAATTCTTCAAAGGTGAATTGGTCTTTCTTTTGTATTTTAATAATTAATTCATTTATATCTTTAACCATTGGATAATTATTTGTTTTAAGAAATTTATCCCATATAAAAATATATTCTCCGTTTTCTAATAACTGTATATTCTTTCTACAGGCATCTTCATCGCTATCTAAAAGATAATATCTTCTTGGTATGGAATTCAAGTTTTCTTGAAGTTTTTCATCTTTTATTTTTAAACCAGTAATTGCTACAGCATTATTAATAAAAAGACTATCAATTGGTCCTTCTAGTATTATAACAGGTTTAGTTTTATCAACGTTGTAGAAGTTATATATGGAATTGAAATTGCCACTTGCGTCTTTTCTTGATAAATATTTCGGAATCATATAATCATAAAGACTTCTTCCTTGATAATAATAAATTTTATTATGATCGTCATAGAAAGGAATAATGATTCTGTTTCGATACATTTCATCAGTGGCTACAAACCATTTATTCCATATAGATTCTGGTATTAATCTATTGTAACAAAATTGTTTGGCTATATCAAATATCTCACCTTTGCCTTTTAAAATAGGAACAAAGAATTTACTATTCTTTTTTTCTTCATCTTGAGATTCATTACTTTTAATTCTGATCTCAGGATTTTTAACAATAACTTCTTTCGTTTTAACTTCACTTAAAATTTCTTTTAAATAATCTTTATAATAACCAGGAAAATATTCTTTCATCCATTTTTCTACTGTCATTTCGCAATTACAATTATGGCAATAATACATCCAAGGTTTTTTTCTTTTAAGAATATAACCTCTTTTTTTATTTCTAGATTTTTTAGAATCACCACATACATTACATCTGAAATTATAATAATCAGATTTTTCAAATATATTTGAAAAATGTACTGATAAAATAATTTTAAGTTGGCGTTCTAAAGCAAATTCGTTATGGATATATTTATTGAAGTTCATAATAATATTTGGGGGAATTTCTTCCCCCGTTTCTTTCAAACTTTAAAAATTAACCATTTTGCAAATCATTAAAGAATGCTGTATCATCACCATCAAAAACTGTTTTCTCACCACTATCAGCAGGAGGTGTTGCAGTTTGAGAGGTTGTAGTTGGAGCATTTGTAACAGGAATTGTTACTTTACCGGTTACTTTTTCAAATCTTTCTTTCAACTCATTGAATGGTTTGAATTTGTCTTTGCCTGTAAATTCGGTAAGACTATAAAGCATACTATGAATTTTTTCAATCTCGTCATCTGTTCCGACTGGAGATGGATTATCAAAAACTGATAGATCATAGTTAGGCATATTTGCGTTACCAACTTTTTGAGTTTTGATTTTAAACTTAAAGTTAGCACCATCATAATAATCGAATACCATTACAGGTTCATCAATTCCACCTTCTTCTGGTGAAATCTTAGACATAATCTTTTCATGAATTGTTTTACCATATTTGAAAAGAAATACTTTTCCTTCGTTCTCAGGATTTTGTGGGTCTTTTACAACCAAAATATTAGTGTAATAATTGGTTTTTCTTGATCTTCTTCTTACGGTATCTGGATCAGAATTCCACAATTCTGTATTAGCTTTACAAGCTGGACATTCACCTCCAATAGTAGTAGGACATTCATTAATATACCATCCACCAGGACCATCAAAAGCATGATTATAAGTCTTTACGAAAGGAATATCAGTATCCTTTGAAGGTAGAAACCTAATAATCGCTTCGGCTGTGCCATTATCTTTGATTTGAGGATAATAAAGTCTTTCATCCTTCCAATTCTTTTTAGGTGCATTTTGTTCTTTAATCTTTTCAGTACTCTTTGTCCAGTCAATTGCAAATTTTCTCTTGTTCATTGAACCCTCCTTGAAGTGTTTTTATTATTATTTGTATTATTTTTATGAATCTTTTATATACATCTGTTAATATAACATCTTCTTTTTCATCGGTCAATACATTCTTCTGCTTAATAAAAGCAAAGAAGAACGGTGAAATAAATTTCTGTTGTATTAAAGAATATATAATCGATTCTCCATCTTCTTTTATTTTAAATAACTCATTAAGATTTTTAACACTAGACTGTTTTATAACCGTCAGGATAAATGTTTTATCCTTTTCTAGTCGTTCTCTGTTATAGAACTTAATGACTTCATTTACGTTTTTGTTATTAATGTCTTTTAAATTTATTTTATTATTGAAGATGTATTGATGACATACAAAGAGGATTAAATCTGAATAATCATAATAAGAATTTTCAAGATCGTTGTATATTTTCTTACAATATATATGAAAATATTCTTTTGACTTGAGATACTTAAAGCGATTATATCCTATTTGAAAAACATCTACATCTTCAATCTCTATATCAGTATTTATAGTTTTCATCAAATTACTTATTACAGAATAAACCAATAAAGACGAGTTCATTTTAAACTCCATATCCACTAATACTACCTAACCTATTTTGATAATCATTTACAGAATTATGCAAAACATTTATAAACTTTTCCACTATTTGTTTATTGGTGCTCATAACTTTAAATCTAATCTTTTGCCTTTTAAATATCAAACCAGATTCTTCAATATCGATTTCAAGCTTGATATCTAATTCATGTGATAAATCTTTAATGAAACTAGGAAATTGTGCTGATTTAGCACATTCTACTATATTAGAATATCTATAAACTTCATTTGCCATAATCACCCCATGATTTCAAATAAATTATTACAATCGATATCAATTTTCCATTTTTCAGATAATTCTTTTTTGACTATGAATTTAGTATTGCTATCTAGTAAAGAAAGTATTTTTTTAATTTTAATAAAATGTTCTTCTACATATAAGATCATATCTGAAATTTTAATATGTGATCTTTCTTTAATATTTTGCAACGCTTGATTAAATTTTTGCTGTTCTATTCCGCTTATCTTTTTAGAATCAAAAAAATCTCTTAAAGTTTCAATATCAAATCCTTCTTTTTTCATTTCACTAAAAAATTCAGATTTAGATATTTCATTTAATATCTTTTTTTCGTCAGTTCTATTAAGGATATTACTTTCATTAACTAAATCATTTTTTTGATTCATATTTATTCCTTAGATATCTATATCTAACATCTTTTTAAATTTGTCTTCACTTTCTTTTTGAGCTAGATTATTAACTGTTGATATCGCATTGTTAATTTGTTGTTGTTGTTGTTTAGGTGAAGCAGGAATATCATTTCCATTACCTTCAATTTCTGTATTTGGATCTTCATAAACTCTCATTTTATAATAATCAACATTAACGACTATTCTTCTTTTGTTAATGCCATACCTATTTTTAAGTAACATCCAAGAAAATTTACCCATCTTTCTAAATTCTTCAGATTGTGTTATTCCTATAATAACATCAGCAGTTTTAGCAGGACCAATACTATCACTAATATCAGTCAAATCTATTTCAGCCTTTCCAAATCCTTTACGATTCGATTGTACCGCTGAAACTATAGGTATTCCTAGTTCTACTGCAATTGCTCTGAGTTCTTCAGATATCTTTTTCAATTCATGATAAGGAGTATCTGTTTTCTTAGAATGTATCGCTGTCATTAATTCCATATAATCAATAAAGATTATATCGGGAATGAATTTCTGTTTTACTTTAAGCTCTTTTAATAAATTTCTAATATGATTAGAATTAATAGATGATGGTGGAAATTCTTTAATGTATAATTTATTATTTAATATCTTTTTAAAACTTTGAAATTTTTCATTAAATTTTTCTTTTGTTACACATTTTAGATCATCCATAGAAATGTCAAACAAATTAGCCATGATTCTTTCAGATATTTTATTCTCAGACATTTCCAAAGTAACGTATAAAACGTTTTTATTCTGTAATAAACAATTTGTGGCTAAAGAACATTTGACTAGAGTTTTACCCATGTTAGTTTCTGCCATAAATAATGTCAAAGACTTTTCATGAAACCCTCCATCTATCATCATATCAAATGTAGGCATTCCTGTTTTAACTACAGAATCTTTATTATGCAAAGCATCATAAAGTCTATTCTCAGAATTTAAGAAGTCTAGTCCTATTTCAGTATTAAAGCTAAAAGCTAAAGCTTCTCTAATTTGATCTGGGACTAGAGACATTTCAGACATATCATTATTTTGTAAATGTTGAGTACTATTAACAATAGAGTTCCATATTAATTTGGATTTGAAAAATCCTTCTATTTCTGTTAAAAGGAATTCATCTTTATACTCGTCTGTATTTAGGCTCAATACTTCTTTTAATTGATTATAAACGTCTTCCTGTTCGATGACAACTTTAAGTTCTGAAAAAGAAGGAAATTTATTATATTTTTCGTTAAATTCAATTATTTTATTAACAATTTGAATATTTTTATGATCTTCAAATATAGTAGGGACAAGATAAGGCATTACCTTATCCCTAACTTCCAAGTCCTTAAACAAAAATTTGATTATAAGATTTTCAAAAAATACTGGTTCCATGTATATCCTTAAATTTCTTGAAGTTCTTTTTCGTTTACTGATATATCAAAACTGTCTTGGAATGTATATTTTGTTTCTAGGTAATCTTTAAATTTAGTATCTTTAAAAATTGGCATCCAAAAATCAATTGTATACATATCATCTTCTTTGACGGGAACATCTTCTTTTATATGAGTTCTCATATATGTTCCAGGTTTGCCTTTATAAACATTCTCACCTTTCTTTTTAGTTTCTTTATCATCTATAACTCTTCCCGGTTCAATAAAACCACCTTCAAGAGCATCTTCTTTTAAACCAAAGAAAACATCCAATCCACCATCATATTTAATACGAAATTGAAGTTCTGTTTTTTCTCTTGAATGTCTAGACTTAAATGTTTGTGCTGATATTATACTTCCTGTGATAGTTTTATCTTTATCTTTTTCTTTTGCTCTTGAGCTACATAATACAACAGAATCAGAATTAAACATAATTCTACGACCACCAGGAATTTGCAAAGGATCACCAAATCCACCTGTATTATCATAAACATGGTTTACAACAAAATATGTAGATTTCGTATTTAAAATAATATTAGCAAGTTCATTCTTCTTTTGAGAAAGTGTCATATCCTTTACATCTTTTCCTTCAAGACCATCATCAATAGATTTTGAAGAAACTAATGTTCCCCAACTATCAATAACAAAAAGAATGTTGGCTCTATCTGTTCTAGGAATTCCCTCTACAATTTTTAAAATAATATTTTTGACTTCTTCAATACTATTTTCTTGAAGGACTATTAATTTTTCGGGACTAACATCAACACCAATAGATTTTGCTGTATTAAAACTAAAAGCTCTTTCGGTATCAATAATTACAACATCCATACCTTCTTTTTGTGCGGATTTAATAATGGATAAAGCTATCAATGATTTACCAAGCATTGATGGAGCAGAAATCATAGATATTTTGCCTTTTGGTATTCCTCCTTTTACTCTTCCACTAAATAATAAATTACCTACAATAAAATTTGAAGAAATGTATGTTACAAATTCTTCTGAATCACTAATCAAATAATCAGACAATGGCAAATTAATCGTGCCTTTCTTTTCTGAACCTTTATCACCCATTATTTTTTTATATAGGTTTAGTTCCATTAACAACCTCCTTTTGACTTTTAACTTCGATACTCACATCTACAATTCTTATATTAATAATATCATAATATTCTGAATGATCTTCAAATCTCATATTTGTCAAATTATATACATCTTGAGAACTTGCTTTTAAAAATAAGTTTTTAGTATATAATTCTTCATCTTCCGACACTTTTATTTCTGCCGTAAAAAATAAATCATTACCTATATCTTCTACATTAATTTTATCATCAACAGTCTTTTCGTAAGCAATACTAGTCTTACTTTTAAGGGTTTTCAAATTATCTTTATCAAATAATCTTCTATTTTCCATTTTTAGAATCCTTCTTACATTTAGGAATTAAAACCAAATCATGATTACATTCAATCTCTCCATCATCTGATTTTTCTAAGATTCAATAATAAATAGGAATATCTTTACCAAATGGTCTAGCTTCATCTCTAGCTTGATTTAATCGGTCATAAGGACCAACATAATGATTATCTATATAGGCAAAAAAACCTTGAAGTTTATGCATTTTACTCCTTTGTTTAAAGATAATATATTCTTTTCGGTTTGTCAATTTTATTCAAAAAGACTCGATAAACCACATTTTTCTAATCGAATATTTCCCCATTGAAG